TTCTAAAACTTTTAGCATGGAGCAAGAATAATGAAAGATAAGTACATGATGGGTGGTTATAGCATGACAGATAAGATGCAAGGCCAGATGAAAAAGAAAATGACTGAACCCCGTGGTGGCTATGCTCATGGTGGTAAAGCTATGGGCGGTAAAGCTGACATTGCTGCTATGGAAAAAGCTTGTAGCGCAATGGCCGGTAAGAATAAAAGCGTAACTTACTAATGAAAGTAGACGCTCCTAAAGGTTATCATTGGATGAAGGTTGGTAAAATTCAGAAGCTAATGAAAGATCCTAAAGAAGGGTTTAAGCCTCATAAGGGTGCAAGCAAAAAAGCTAACTTCACAATTCAAAAGGCACACTAATAATGGCAACATTCCTTACGTTAACAAATGAGTTGCTGCGAGAGTTGAATGAGGTTGCTTTAACTTCAGCTACTTTTGCAAATGCTATCGGTGTTCAGCAACACGCTAAAGACTGTATTAACAGAAGCTATTTAGACATTGTTAACGAAGAACCTCAGTGGCCTTTTTTAGCTACTGATGAAAGCGGTGCTACAGATCACATGTACGGAAATGCGTATGTAGAAACAGTAGCTGGTACTCGTTGGTACGAGTTAAAGCCCTCTTCTAGCAGCATGACAACTGATTACGGTTACATTGATTGGGATAATTTTCTGTTAACAACTGTTGATGTTTCTGGCGAAACAGCTCCACATACTATTCGTAATCTTAAGTATACAACTACTGAAGAGTGGAAAGATTTTTTTAGAGTTTCTCAGAACAAAGACGCTTCAGACACCCAACAGTATGGTGTTCCTTCTCGCGTAATACGCAGCCCAGACAGCCGTAAGTTTGGTCTAAGCGCCATCCCTGATAAAGTATATCGTATTTGGTTTTATGCCTATGACCTTCCTACAGAGCTTGATGCTTTTGGAGATGCTATTGTATTTGCAGACACTTATAAGCCTGTGCTGTTAGCAAGGGCTAGATACTACATGCACCAGTTTAAAGAAAACTCACAAGCTGCTGCATTTGCACTAGACGATTATAAGCGTGGCTTAAAACTTATGCGCCTTCATCTTATGGAACCAGCTCCCGGCTATTTCAAAGATGACAGAATGAGATTTGTTTAATGTCTCAGCCTTGGGGATATTCTTGTAAAGGCGGTTTAAACGTCAACCTAAATCAGCTTGAAATGCTTCAGCAGCCGGGACAAGCTACAAGACTTCGTAACTTTGAAGTAGATCCTGATGGCGGCTACAGGCGCATTGACGGCTTTACACCTTTCGGGGATACAAAACCAAACGGCAGTGAAGCAGTATTAGGTATGGCTGTATATGCTGATGGCGTTATTGTTTGTTCAGGCACTGGTATATTTTTTAGTGTTGATGGTGAAGAAACATGGATGCAAATAAACAAGGCTTCTGTGGCTGCTGGTGGAGATGACTACGGAACTTTTAACAGCCGTTCAAATGCCGCCAGAACTAGCCAAGGTCGTTGTACTTTTGCAATCTATGAGGGTACTTCAGATTACGGAGAAATTGTAATCTGTGATGGAGTCAATGAGCCGTTTTTATTCCAGATGACAGGCACAGCAGGGCTAAGTTCTAGAACCTTTTTTGCTAAAGAGATTACTGTAAGCAGCACTGTAGGCCCCGCAATAGCAGTTATACATGATAAACATCTTGTAGTTGCTGGTGATGCGTCATCCAAAAATACTGTGTACTATAGTGGTACAAATGACATTGATAGCTTTAGTAGCAGTGGTTCAGGTAGCGTAGTAATTTCTGACGCTGTTGTAGGACTAGCAAGCTTTCGTGGTGATTTAATTATTTTCTGTAAAAATAGTATTCACAAGCTTTCTAACATTAACGATTCTAACAACATAGCAGTTACGCCTATTACAACTAACGTAGGTTGTTTATCTCACGGCAGCATACAAGAAATTGGTGGTGATATTTTATTCCTTGCACCCGATGGTGTCCGTACTGTAGCAGGTACAGCAAGAATTGGTGACGTAGAGTTAAGCTCTGTTAGCAGGCAAATACAAGAAATATTAAAAGATGTAGCAGCTAACTCTGGTTTTATTATTACTAGCGCAGTTTTAAGAAGTAAGTCTCAGTACAGATTATTTTATAGCACTAATACTGAAAGTCCTTCAATTGCTAAAGGCATCATAGGTACTTTAACAGCTAATGGTTTTGAATGGGCAGAGACATTAGGTATTCAAGCACTGGGTATTATTTCTGACTTAGATGGAAATGGCGTAGAGCAAGTATATCATGGTGACAAAGATGGTTATATTTATAATCATGCAGTTGGTACTTCTTTTTATAATGCAGGATCGGCTACTAATATTTCATCGGTTTATCAAACTCCTGACTTTGACTTTGGTGATGTAGGAACTAGAAAAACTTTGAAGTATGCTAGAGTTTCTTTTAGTCCTGAAGGAGAAGTTCTTCCTAGTTTTAGGGTACGTTATGATTATGAAGATCCTAGCATACCTCAACCAGAACCTTTTTCTATATCTACAATTGCATTACCTGCTATTTTTGGAACAGCAGTATCTAATGCTGTCACCTTTGGAGCAACCAGTGATCCTATGGAGCGTATTACAGTGGAAGGCTCTGGACATACATGTAGCTTTAGAGTTTCAAGCGACGATCAAAAACCATCATACGCTGTAAACGGTATTTACATAGATTATATGCCTTCAGGCAGGAGATAAATTAATGGCTCAGAATTATACAAGACAAAGTTCGTTTGCTGATGGCGATACAATTACAGCGGCTTTATTTAACAATGAATTTAACCAAGTAGTAAACGCTTTTGCATACTCTGCAAGCAGTGACAGCTCTACTGGACACAAGCACGATGGTACTAGCGGTCAAGGTGGTAACATTCCGCAGATTGGTGACATAGACTTTTTAAACAAGATTGTTGTAGATAACACAAATAATAGGTGGGGCTTTTATGTACAAGTTTCAAGCGGAACAGTGGAACAGCTTCGTATCCAAGATGGAGCTATTGTTCCTGTTACTAACAATGATATTGATCTTGGGACATCCTCACTGGAGTTTAAAGACTTATTTATCGACGGAACAGCTCACATTGATACTTTGGATGTCGATGTCAACGCCACGGTTGCTGGAACTTTAGGAGTAACAGGCGCTACTACACTTTCTAGTAATCTAAGTGTAGGTGGTAATTTAACAGTAACGGGCAACGCAACTATTGCAGGTAACTTAACCTTTGGTGATGCTGCTACGGATACAGTAGCCTTTAGTGCTGATGTAGCTTCTAATCTATTACCCAGCGCAGATAATACTTATGACTTAGGTGCTTCGGGTTCTGAGTGGAAAGATTTGTATATAGATGGCACAGCTAATATTGATAGCCTTATAGCCGACACAGCCGACATTAACGGCGGTACAGTTGATAGTGCTATTATTGGTGGCACAACTCCTGCGGCTATTACGGGTACAGTCATTACAGCTAAAGACAGTAACGGTGCTATAAACCTACACAGGACAAATACTGCTGGCGTAGCTATAACACAGCTTATTTCTGATAATGTTGGAAAATGGCAAGTAGGTATGCAGGGGAGTACGGACGATTATAGTGTATATGATGTTGACGCTTCTACTAATCGTTTAACAATAAACGCAACGACAGGAGCGGCTACGTTTAATAGCTCTGTAACAGCTACAGGTACTTCAGTATTTGCAAGCCTTGATATTTCTGGAGACATTGATGTAGATGGTACAGCCAACTTAGATATTGTAGACATTGATGGTGCAGTAAACATTGCAGCCGCTACAACTATTGCTACTGATAATAAAATACAATTCAGAGATACTGCAATCTACGTAAACTCAAGTGCAGACGGCCAGCTAGATATTGTAGCTGACACTGAGATTCAGATAGCGGCGACTACAGTTGACCTGAATGGCAACCTTGATGTGTCAGGTACGACCGTATCAGCAGGTAAGATCACAGCAGACGCTGGGATAGACATTGACAACATCAACATTGATGGCACTACGATTGCCTTAAGCTCTGGCGACCTAACACTAGACGTTGCAGGAGACATCATATTTGATGCTGATGGTGATGATTTTATTTTTGCTGCTGCTGGCACAAACATTGGTAAAATTACAAATTCTTCATCAGATTTTTTAATAAGGTCGCTAGTACAAGACAAAGACATAATTTTTAAGGGCGATGATGCTGGCTCAGTAATTACAGCCTTGACTTTGGATATGTCAGATGCTGGTGCGGCCACGTTTAATGCGGGCGCAACTTTTGGTGGTGCATCTGAAATACGCTCAACTCTTAATGCAACTTTAAATATAACTAGCACAGCATTTACCGTTAATTCTGACGATGTTTATGGTAGTTTAAATTTCGTAACTGAAGACGGCTCTGTTGATAGTGACCGTAAAAACGCGGCAACTATACAAGCAATTAATGCAGGTGGTTCAGGGTCATATTGTGATTTAGATTTCTATACATCAGCAGGTACAGGAGCTACTGATACAAAATCTTTAAAGATAGCTTCCAACGGAGACATCAGCTTCTACGATGACTCAGGCAATGCTACGTTGTTCTGGGATGCTTCGGCGGAGTCTTTGGGAATCGGCACGACTTCGCCGATTGCAGCATTAGACGTAGCTGGAACGGACGCAGTAGGCTCTCTTACAAGTTTATCCGATACCGCTACCAGAGCTGCCGCAATTATCAGAGGATCAACTCACGCCAATGGTTATGGTCTTTACATGGGTTATGCCAACTCATCAACTGATGCTCAGTACATCCAATCAACTTTAAAAACTGGCTCCCAAGCGTACCCATTATTGCTCAACCCTTATGGTGGCAACGTGGGAATCGGGACGACTACGCTTAGAACTGGTTATGCTTTAGACGTGCAAGGCGTAAACGATAATGGCGTAAACATCCAATCAGGTAACGCTGCCAGTGATATAGCATTAAGCGTAGGCTCAACAAGCACGGCTGATAAATTTGTTATTCTTGCTGGCGGCTCCGTGGGAATCGGTACGGATTCGCCTAACGAGGCTTTACATGTTTACAACGCAACTACCAATGTTCTTGCTAACTTTGAATCTGGCGATGCTACAGCATTTATTTCCTTTAAAGATAACTCTACAACAAATACTGACACTGTTTTCTTAGGAGCTGACGGCAATAACATGGCTTTCTATGCAGGTTCTGCTAGTTTAGAACGCTTCCGCATAGCCTCAGACGGATCACTATCCACCACAACGCTAGGAACCTCTAACGTGCGCTTTGGTGTCAACGCAGGTAACAGCATTGCAAGCGGTGGTAATTATAATACTGTCGTGGGCGATGAAGCAGGTACTGCGATTACTACGGGTGATAAGAATGTTGCAGTTGGTTATTCTGCTTTAACCGCAAACACCACAGCAATTAACAACACAGCAGTGGGTACTTTTGCACTGAACGCAAACACCACAGGTGACCTGAATGTTGCAATAGGCGTTGAAGCATTAGGATCAAATGTTGCAGGTGATAGGTCAGTAGCCATTGGAAACAATGCTTTAGCGGCTCAAAATCCTTCAAGCAATGTCGATATGTACAATGTAGCTGTTGGATTAAACGCAGGACTATCAGTAACCACAGGCGTTGAAAACACGCTCATCGGTGGTCTTGCAGGTGATGCGATTACAATTGGAAACTATAACATAGCTATCGGTCACTCCGCACTTGGGTCTGAAGATAGTCGGGGACGTGCTGTTGCAGTGGGTTATCAGGCTTTGGCAACTCAAAATGCAGATGCTGATAGCTACAACACTGCTGTCGGGTTTGAAGCGGGTAAGTTAGTTACCACAGGCGTTCAAAACACCCTCATAGGTGGTCTTGCAGGTGATGCGATTACTACAGGTAATTATAACGTAGGAGTTGGTTATCTTTCTTTATCAGCAAATACAACTGGTGCTAGTAATACAGCTATAGGAAACTATGCATTAAATGTTAACACCACCGCAAATGATAATACAGCTGTTGGTAATGCCGCTTTAAAAGATAACACTACAGGTGCCAATAACGTAGCAGTAGGTAGATTAACTTTAACCGCAAACACCACAGCATCTTATAACACAGCAGTTGGCACCAAGTCTTTGGAAGCTAACACTACAGGTGCTTCGCTTGTAGCAGTCGGTTATGCAGCACTAGATAAAAATACAACAGGTGACAGCAATGTTGCTGTAGGAGAAAGTGCTTTAGGTGCTAATACAACAGCAAGTAACAACACAGCAGTTGGTACTAGTTCTTTAGTAGCAAACACCACAGGTACAGAAAACAGTGCGATAGGAGAAAGTGCTTTAGCCACAAACACTACAGGCAGAGAAAACGCTGCTTCTGGACGTAAGGCTTTGTTTGCAAATACCACAGGCAGTTACAATGCCGCCTCCGGTGCAACTGCTTTAGCTACAAACACTACAGGTGCAAACAACACTGCACACGGCTATCGTGCGCTGTACTTAAACACCACAGCGTCTAACAACAGCGCCGTTGGTTATAAGGCTTTATACGCCAACACCACAGGCGCTAATAATGTGGCTGTCGGCGTTTCAGCTTTAGACGCTAATACAACTGGCGGTCAAAGTATTGCGGTTGGTGCATCTGCTTTAACCACAAACACCACTGGTGATTACAACGTGGGGATCGGACACCAAGCGGCTTTTTATAACACTACAGGTACTGAAATAATTGCCGTTGGTCATAATGCGCTTCTTGCGAACACTACGGGAGCTTACAACGTAGCGGTGGGAGGCTTTGCTTTAGACGCTAACACTACAGCATCTAACAACACCGCAGTGGGTTACGCTTCTTTAGGCGCAAATACCACAGGCACAGAAAATACTGCTGTTGGAACTTCAGCTCTAACTTCCAATGTGAGTGGGAATTATAACGTAGCAATAGGACGTGCGGCATTAAACGCAAATACTGCCTCGTATAACACAGGAGTTGGGCACAACGCTTTATCGTCCAATTCAAGTGGCGTTTCAAACACTGCTGTGGGTCAAGGCTCTTTAGGAGCAAACACTACAGGTACTAACAATGTAGCTGTAGGCTCGGGTGTTTTAGACGCTAATACTGACGGAGATTATAACGTAGCAGTTGGTAATGCTGTTTTAGGCTCTGACACAAGAGGTAACTTTAGTACAGGTATAGGGCATGGTGCGCTTAATAGCCAAAACACCACTAATGATACTGATATGTACAATACAGCGGTTGGATATTTGGCAGGTACATTAGTA